GATGTTGGAACTGCGTGAGATCATCCTGGTAGAGTACATGCCGCAGCGTTATGTGGTCGTGTGCGGGAACCAGAAGGTCCGCGCCTGTAAGGAACTCGGCTGGAAGAAAATCAGTTGCAAGGTGCTCCCTGCCGACACGCCGGTGAAGAAGTTGCGTGAGTACGCGATGAAGGACAATCTCCACTACGGAGAGGACGACAAGGACGCCATCGCCAACGAGTGGAAGGACTTCCAGTCCGAACTCGCCGACTGGGGCATGGTGTTCGAGCAGCCGAAGAAGAAGGACGAGTTCCGAGAGAGGTTTGAGGCGATGGACAACGACACCGCAGTGTACCCACTGGTACCGAAGTACGACGAGCAGCACGAATTGTTCATCATCCAATCCTCGAACCAGGTTGACAGCAACTGGCTGCGTGAGGTGCTCGACATGCAGCACATGCGCTCGTACAAGACCGGGAAGGTGAGCAAGAGCAACGTCATCAGCATCCAGGATTTCCGCAAGGCCATTGAAGCGATGAAGGGAGGTGCCACCGCGTCATGAGCATCCCCATTGTGATACCGAGCCACAAGCGGCACGACAGGGTGTTTGCCAAGTACCTTGTGAACGACCCGATCATCTGCGTGGCCAAGAGCCAGGCCGACCTCTACAAAGAGTTCAATCCCGACTGCGAGATAGTGACCCACCCGGATGACATCGTGGGCCTCATCCCGAAGCGGAACTGGATGGCGAAACATTTCCGTGAACTGTTCATGCTCGACGATGACGTGGACGCTTGCAAGCGGCTTTACACCGAGAAGGGCGAGACCGCCCGCATCAAGGACAAGGGAGAGATAACCGCCATCATCAACAACCTGTACGAACTGGCGTGTATGCTCGATGTGCACCTGTTCGGCTTCACCTCCAGGGTCAGCCCCATCATGTACCCCGAGACGGAATACCTCTCGCTCGACAAGATGATCACGGGCTGCTCCTACGGGGTGAGGTACAACAAGAACACCTGGTGGAACGAGGAACTGAAGCTGAAGGAGGACTTTTGGATCAGCTGTTATGTGAAGTACACCGAGCGCAAAGTCCTCACCGACCTGCGCTACAACTTCGAGCAGAAGGACACCTTCGTCAACGCCGGGGGCCTGTCGGCCATCCGCAACCAGGACGAGGAACGCCGCTGCATCCTCTTGATGAGGAAATATTTCGGTGAAGCCATCAAACTGAAGGGTCAGGGCAACAATGGCCGTGACAAAACCAAGTCGATGGTGCAGTACAACATCAGTGCGACATTCCCTTTTTGACAAAGGTTAATTAAAGGTTAAGGCGTTGAAAAACAGTGTTTTTCTCGCAAATTTTGACTAACTTTACAAGAAAAATATGGGACATTTCGCATTGAGAACAAAGAACGGATATGACTTTTTCGAGGCAGCGAGCGCCTTGCAGAAGTCCATCCGCAGGAATGACGTTGTCGTTGCCGCCTACTTCGGGGTGGAACTCTGGGCCAGCGGTTACGGCAATTATGTGTGGAAAAGGCTCTACACCATCAGCGCCGAGGACTGCTGGGGACTTATCACCCATGAGGTTGACGCGCTGCACAACGGTTACGAGCTGGTGAACAAGGGAGCCAAGGAGCCCAAAGGCCGCATCTTCATCGGGAAGGCGATCATCCTCCTTTGCGAGTGCTACAAGTCCAGGGATGCCGACCACCTCAACAACCTTGCGGTGGATGTCATCGCCCCGGATGATGAAATGGTGCTCAAAGCGCTGGACGATGCCCGCCGTCATCCTATCGAGGTGCCTCCCTACACCTTCGACGTCCACACCCGCAAGGGCAAGAAGATGGGCAAGACCAGAGAGCAGTTCTTCCATGAGGAGCATGAGGCCCTCACGCCGAGGGTTCCAGGGCTGTTCGATGATCAGGTGCCGTGAGTTGAACCATTAGACCAACGGCACACCCAATGAATTGAAGAAAATCATCATCACCGGCAGCGAGGGCTTCATCGGGAAGTTCCTCTGCCGCCGACTTGAAGGCCTCTTCGATGTCGTCCGCATCGACACGAAAACGGGAGGCGACGCCGTGCGCATAGAGCCGTTACTGGCCAGCGGCGGCATTGATGCGGTGTTCCATCTCGCAGCCGAGACGAGTGTGTTCAATGACCGCTTCGAGGACATCGAGCGGGAGAACGTGCACGCGTTCATCGCGGTGGCCACAGCCTGCCACCGCCACAAGGTGAAACTGGTCTATGCCTCCAGCAGCACCGCCAACGCGTGCAACACCACCTCCATGTACGGGATGAGCAAGCGTTTCAACGAGCAGTTCGCGAAAGCCTACTGCCCCAGCGCGACGGGTGTCCGCCTGCATAACGTGTATGGTCCCGGCCAACGCCAAGGGACTCTGCTTTACAATCTGTTGAACGACGAGACCTGCACGATCTACAACGGTGGACGCAACGTGCGCCACTTCACCTACATCGGTGACATTGCCGAGGGTCTGCTTTACGCTTACGGCTGCAACCGCCAGTTAGTGAACGTGAGGAACCCTGTGAGCAACACGGTGCGTGAGTTCTGCGACGAGGTGGCGAAGTACCGCGACCTCCACCTGGACTACACGGAGGAGGTGAGGCCCCTCGACAATTTCGCCCAATCGGTGGACGAGGGGATTTATTCAGTACCTTTGCACTACCGAGACATCAGGCAAGGACTTGCCTTGACCCTTTCGGAGTGAGAGTGAATGTTTGACTTGACCGCTGGTGTCTGCGTCGCATCGCGGAGCCAGCGGTTTTTAATTTGAGCGAAATGGCGAATAAAACCAACCATAGCAAGCAGTTCCGTGACAACAAAGGTCGCTTCGCCCGTGGAACAAGCGAAGAACAACGGAAAATTGCAACTGAGGGCGGCAAGGCATCGGGACAAGTCCGAAGAGAGAAGAAGCAGTTCCGCGAATTGCTCTCCCTGGTGGACGGGATGCCCATGAAATCACCGGGCTTTGCCGAAGGTCTGCGACAGCTCGGCATCCCCGAGGAAGTGATTGCCAACCTCGACCAGAAGCTGGCCAAGGCGTTTGCCCTGCAACGCCGCTGCCTGACTGGTGACCCGCAGGCCATCAAGTTGTGGCTTGAGCAGATCGGGGAGCATGTTGACACCATCAAGCACGAGGGACTGCCTCAGCAGAACGGCGACCTGGTACTCGCACCAAAGAAGAAAGACTGATGATCATCGAAAGAGAACTGTTTTCACCGAATGCCTTTTGGGTATGGCGTTACACACTCGACCCGAGTGTGCGTAACATCGTGCTCATGGGTGGCTCGTCGTCGTCGAAGTCCTACTCGGTGGCCCAGTTCCTGTCGATACTCACCTATTGGGAGTGCTCAAACCAGCTCGTCATGCGCAAGGTGGGCGCATCCATCGAGAAGACCATCTACACCGACTTCAAGACCGCCATCAACGGCATCGAAGGTCTGGCCGAGCACTGCCGCTTCAAGCAGAACTCCATCGTGTTCGACAATGGGGCTAAGATTGACTTCACCGGTCTTGATGACAGCGAGAAAATCAAGGGTATTTCCCAGTACAAGCGTGTCTTCCTTGACGAGTTGTCCGAGTATGAGGAAAGCGACCTCAAGCAGATACGCCTCCGTCTGCGTGGTATGGAAGGCCAGCAGATACTCGCAGCCTTCAACCCCATCAGTGAGGAGCACTGGATCAAGAAGAAGTGGTTCGACCTTGAGGAGTGGCACGAGGTGCCCATGGAACTGACCATCGGCGGTGAGAAGCTGCCGCCTGAGCTGTGCAGGGTGAAGGCCGTGCTGATGAACTCCCCGAAGATGATCCTCAACCACCGCACGGGAGAGTTCGAGGAACACGCCCCCGACACCGTCATCATCCAGTCCACCTACCTCAACAACTTTTGGGTAGTGGGTAGTCCCGATGGGAAGTACGGCTACTACGATTACCAGGCTATCGCCAACTTCGAGCGTGACCGCATCAACGACCCAGACTACTTCCAGGTCTATGCCTTGGGCGAGTGGGGCCACATCCGCACCGGTGCCGAGTTCTTCCCCTCGTTTAACCGTGGTACGGTCTGCGGTGACCACCCATTCAACCCCGAGTTGCCCATACACGTCTGTATGGACTCCAACGTACTGCCGTATGTCACGGCCACGTTCTTCCAAAAAGAATATAAGCCCGACGATGTTCAGCAAGTTACGCAGTTCGATGAGTTGCCGATTGAGTCGCCCAACAACAGTGCGAGGAAGGCAGCGAGGGTCATTGCCGGGAGATTGCGGGAATACCACTACGAGGACAAGGTGTATCTGCATGGCGACGCATCGGGCAAGGCAGCGAACACAATCGACGAGCAGAACAGGTCATTCTTTGACCTGGTCATCGACGAACTGGAGAAGGAGGGCATGGACGTGGTGGACTGCATTAGCAAGAAGAACCCGAGTGTGTCCGCGTCGGGTGAGTTCATCAATGCGGTGTGGGATGGCCGTGTGCCTGGTGTAGTTATCAAGATTGATAATTCCTGCCACACGTCCATTGACGATTACCAGGCAGTGCAAAAGGACGAGAACGGGGCCATGGCGAAGATAAAAGTCAAGGATCCGGTGTCGAAACTGTCCTATGAGGCGCATGGCCATTGCAGTGATTGTCTCCGCTACGCCTGTACCGACCTGCTGCGCTCCCAGTTCACCGAGTTCTCCATGGGACGCAAGCGCAGCCTCTACAACGAGAGCGAGTTCAAGTTCTTCAACCCTGCCACCGAGTACGACTATTCCACCACGATCGTCTATGTGCTGCCGAACTTCGGCGGCGTGTTCTCCCTGGTGCGGGTGGCGAAGGTGGGCGACCGCTGGCACCTCATCGACGTGTGCTGCCGAACCGTCAAGGGCAACGACGAGATAGTGTCAGCCGTGACAGGCAGACCAGCCGATCGCTATGTGGTGGAGTGTCCGCAAGCCTATTTTCCCATGGTGCGTGACCTGCGTGCCACACTGGGCGATGTCGCCGTGGTGAAGATGGGCAGCGACCACCGGACGAGAATTGCCGCGACGAGCGACTGGATCAGGGCGCACGTCCACATCGACCCCGAGCGGTTGAACGATCCCGACTACGGGCGTTTCGTCAACGATGTCCTGGACTACAACGACGAGTCGCCAGCAGAGATTGCGGTGGCGAGTGCCGCCTTGTCTGGTGTGGCCCGCATCATCATCCGCAACGGAATATAAGCACGACGATTATCAATGAGTTAGCAAAAGTTAAGGCGAATAAAAACGGCCTTGCTGGTACAATTTTTGCAACTATATAAGTGTAAGTCAAACATTTAATTCCTACAGTTATGAAACCTACATTATCACCCGAGTTCTACGAGAACCTGTACAACGAGATTATCCGCGATTACGATTTTGACCCTGATTGTGAGGACGCCGAAGAGACCCAGTGCTCCACCTACATCGAGGTCGAGGACTTCCAGGGCTTCTACATCTGCCTCAAGGCTACCTTCGAGCTCAACCTCATTGACGACTCCTTTGACCACGCCTTCGGAACAGAATACGGGTGGCACATGGAGGTTGGCGAACTCATCGACATCGAGGAAGTGACCTTGTGCACTGAGGATGACGACTTGAGCGACCTCTTCGACTACGATGCCTTCTTCGAGCAGTTCAAGAAGCGTGAGGTGACGTTCAGGAGCGGCGCAGTGATCAAGAGCGGCGACACCGTCATTGCCAACTACAACTACAACTGCTACGAACTGGCCGAATTCCTCTACCGCGACTCCAGGACCGACGAGTACATCTGCAAGCCTCTCGGTGCTCACCGCTATTCCCGCTCCTTCAAGCGCATTTTCCCCAACACCGAGGAGAACCGCAGAAACGCCAAAATCGCATAACGAGAGTATTTTTTGAAACATAATAAAACAC